TTACTGGGCAGCCCACAGAATGCGATAAATCCAGTCAATGTCAGTGGTGGTGAGTTCGCGATCTTCGTGGGCGGGGTTGAACGAACTGAGTTCAATGTGCTGGACGGTTTGGCGTTTGAGCACCTTGGCCATCACTTCGCCATCTTTGGTTTTAACCACCACTCGGTCGCCCCGGCGCACGCTTTCTTCGGGAGATACGATGACCGTGTCGCCGTCGCGAAACACGGGTTCCATGCTGTCGCCGGAAATCTCCAAAGCGAAGGCATGGTGGTCGGTGGTGCCGGGGGTTGGAATTTCTTCCCAGCAGCCACGGGTCGGATAACCCGCATCGTCAAAATAACCTTCCGATCCCGCCTGGGCCAAGCCGATCAGCGGAATGGTGCGTGGCGGGGCTTTTTGCCCGTTCTCGACGTAAGCGACAAATTCATACAAATCCGCACCGGTGGCGGCCAAGATTTTGGCGACGCTTTCCGTTGATGGCCAACGCAGTTTTCCATCCGGCGACGTGCGCTTGGATTTGTTGAAAGTGGTCGAGTCTAAGCCCGATTTTTTAGCCAAGCCAGAGGCCGACAGCCCATAGGCTTTGGCGATCTGATCAACGGCTTTCCAAACGTTTGCATGATTTAACATGGGAACATTATCTCAAACATCTGAAAAAAAGTCACTAGGAACAAATAGCCACACATTCCTTGACAAAGGAATATATTAACCTATAACAGAACAAAAGCAGAACAAAGAAAAGATAATAGGCCAAAAAAGCCATAACCACCCGGCGGAGGGACATATGTCTAGAAAACGGTTTATCACGAAACCCATGCCACACAAGAAAGTCATCCTGTTTAATCATGCCGCAGAGGTGTGGTTTTGGTACATACGGTCCGAACGGGCGCGCCGCGAGGGAACGCGAACCTTTAACGACCAGCCAAACGAAACCCGCCCGTGCGAACCCGATGATGTGTACCGCTTTGTTATGGCGCTGCGCAAAGCCCAAAAATTACACGACGAACATCTCCAGGTTTTGGCTAAATTTGGTTGGCGGGAATCCCCCCCAGACCCCCGGCTTCCAAATGAAGAGCGCCCCCTCATGTTGTGGAACGAAGCTTTAGACCGCCTCAAAACGATCTTTGTGTCGAAAGGAATCGTTCGCCTTGACGACCGACATTACAGCCTCAAAGCTTGAACCTTATGATGCCAAGGCCCCTCGGGCATTGGTGGTGTTCAGCGGCCAAACGGATCTGTCGTGGTTACGCGTATTGCGCCCTGGCTACCGCCACTGCTTTGTTTTGATCGAATGCGCGCCGCTTTATGATGAAAATGTTGGCGGCGGTTGGGTGTTGTACAATCCATTGTCGAACGCCACGCAAATCGCCGTTTGGGCGTTGCGCGATGAACAAACTGTGCGCGCCTGGTTGTCGGAACAAGGCTACACGGTGGTGGAAACCTATGTGCGACCCTTGACCGCACGCGTCTTGCCATGGCGTCCCTTTACCTGCGTTGAAGCCGTAAAAAGGGCACTTGGGCTACATGAACACAAGGTATTTACTCCCTATCAACTATATAAAATTCTAAAAAATGATAATTATATGAAAAAAGTCCTTGACATTTCGGTGCGGTTGGGGTACTAATCATCTTAACGAACAGGCACAGTTGTGTCTAAAGCCAGCCCGGGGGTCACACCCCGGGCTTTTTTTATGCCTCATTCATAAAGGGAGACCCAGCCATGGGCGGAATACTTTCATCACCAAAGGCACCACCAGCAATGCCCGCGCCAGAACCATTGCCAGACCCAGCCATCGCCGAAGAAAAAGCGCGTGTCGATGCCATGGATCGTCGCCGTCGGGGACGTGCGGGAACCATCACAACCACGGAACGCGGCTTACTGTCGACCAATGGGAAGGCTCCACAAAAGAAGTCCTTGTTGGGAGAATGAAAATGAAGGAGCAAAAAACACAACTGACCCCTGAACAGGTCATTCGCACTTATCAAAATGCCAAAGAAAGACGGCGTTTATGGGAATCCCATTGGAACGAATGTTATGACTATGCGCTTCCGTTACGTTCCACGCGCAGCCAACCGGGTGCCAAAACGGCAGACAAGCTATTTGATGGTACGGCCCCCGATGCGGTTGATCAATTGGCTGCCAGCTTGCTTGCCAACTTAACGCCACCATGGTCGAAATGGATTGGCTTGATGGTCGGTCCAGATGTTCAAGACGAAGATATTGAAGCCGTCACGCCAAAATTGGATCACATTGCTGAAACCTTGCAATTTCATTTTGATCGTTCGAACTTCACCATTGAAATTCACCAATGCTTTTTAGATTTAGTGACCGCAGGAACGGCATGTTTGATGTTGGAAGAAAGTCCATTGGGCGAAGCTTCGGCGTTTCAATTTACCGCCGTGCCCTTGTTTGACGTGGTGTTCGAAGACAGCGCCGCCGGTCGTTTAGATGGAACGTTGCGGCGTTTGGAATTGACGCCTAGAGAACTGAAAAAACGCTATCCATCAGCACCATCGTTGGGACTTGAAAACAACACCTCTCATAACAAGGAAGACATCCGTATCCGTGTGATCGAAGCGGTTATTCCTGACGATAAAGGTTTTGCCTACATGGCTGTGGCAGAACCAACGGGGGGAATATTAAATGATGTCACCATGCTGGCTGAAGGCCGGTTTGAAAGCTCACCGTTCATTAATTTTCGGTGGTTGAAAGCCCCGGGTGAAATTTACGGCAGATCGCCCGTAATGAAAGCCTTGCCCGATATCAAAACCGCCAACAAAGTGGTCGAGCTGATTTTGAAAAATGCTTCGATAGCGGTGACGGGTATTTGGATGGCCGAAGATGATGGGGTTCTGAACCCTGCCAACATTAAGTTGGTTCCGGGGGCGATTATTCCCAAAGCCGTTGGGTCCAGAGGTTTAATTCCATTAGAAGCCCCCGCAAAACTGGACACCTCAAACATCGTTCTTGGCGATATGCGTGATCGCATTCGCAGTGCCTTGGTGGTTGATAAATTAGGCCCCGTGGTTGGCGGTAAAATGAGCGCCACGGAAGTTCTTGAACGGGCATCCGACACCGCGCGTGCCCTGGGCGCAACATATGGGCGGTTGCAATCAGAATTGCTGACCCCGTTGGTCGAACGCGCCATGAGCATTTTACGGCGCCGGGGAGAAATCCCGCCGATAACCTTAGACGGTCGTACCATCGATATCGATTACAGATCCCCTTTGGCCCGCCGTCAAGCCAAGGAAGATGCTCAAAATACGATCATGTGGATATCAACCATAAACGATTTAGGCCCCCAAGCCTCGTCCATCATTGACGCCAAACGAACGGCCAGATGGTTGGCGCGGGCGTTTAGTGTCCCCGATGATTTATTGTTAAGCGATGAGGACGCAGCAAAAATTATGGCAGGGAATAGCGCTGGAAAGTCACCAGGCAATCCAATCGAAGACGCGTTGACGCAAAATCCTCAAATACTAGAGCAACTGGGCAGCGTCATAGGGAACGGGGAAACACAAAAGCCGGGTGTTGCAGCGGACGTACCTATGTCTGAAGCCATCTCGCCTCTCGATTCAGCGCATCCACCAACCGTTTCCACACCCCAAAGTATGACAGGGGCGGCAACGTTACGATCGAATGCAATCGAGTCTGGAAAGGGGATTGGCAATGTCTAACGAACGCAAAGGATGGTCTTGGTTTGAACGTGACGAAGGCCAAGACGAAACCAACGCCGATTTACCGAATGTAGGGCGCGAATTGCGCCTTGCCTATGCCCGATGTTTTTCGGGTGTTGCTGGTGAAAAGGTTCTCAAACATTTGCATACGATCACCCTTGATCGTGCCTTTGGTCCAGAAACATCAACCGACATGCTGCGACATGTGGAAGGTCAACGTCAGTTGGTGACGTACATAAAGGCTCAATGCGAACGTGGCCGCACAGGCGGTTAGCTTAACCTCAAACTTAAATTTTTAAGGAGACATACATGTCAAACGACAACATGAATCGCGGTGATTTCGGTGGTCAACCAAGTTGGTTGCCGCGCAAGTTCTGGGACGAAAAAACAGGGCAAGCCCGGACCGAAGATCTTGCCCGATCTTACCAGGAACTCGAGCGCACCATGCGCTCGCCAAACCCAATTAACGCGGCTAACCCAATGGATCATCCCGCGAGTCCTTCGGACTATAAATTGAATGTGAACGATTTGTTGGAAGTTGATGATGACGTCAATCAACGTTTGTTCGATACCGGCTTTTCAAACACCCAAGCCCAGTTGGTATATGACTTAGCGCATGAACGCTTGGTGCCCATGTTCCAGGACTACGCCCAACAAATGGAAAGCGAAAAACAAACGTCTCGTTTGATTGAACATTTTGGCAGCGAACAACGATTCAAAGCCGTTCAGCCGCAAATTCGGGCCTGGGGTGAAACCAATTTGGGTGCAGATGTGTTTGATACGTTGTCTGGTTCAGCACAAGGTGTGATCGCTATTCACGAAATGATGCAAAACCGCGAGCCCGGCTTAACCCGCGAAGCCCAAGACAATTCGGGTGCCAATGAAACTGAACTTAGAAACATGATGAAAGATCCACGCTATTGGCGTGATCGTGATCCGGCCTATGTGGGGCGGGTACGCGATGGGTTCAAAGCGCTGTACCCCGAAGGTGCGGCATAAATCGCGGCTGATAAATCCCAGAAGAAACCTGGGTAACCGACAGCGTTGACTCAGTGTTCTCAGGTGAATGAGTCGCGCTTTAGGGGGCGAGCGCGTTGAATTCGCAGTTCCCCCCGCTGGCCGCAGGCGTGTGCTTAACCTCCCTCAAGTACACGCCTGCGGCATTTTTTTGACAGCACTATTTATTAGGTAATTTAACACCACCCAAACTCAAACCGGATAACCGTCAGCCAGACCTTTGTTCTAAAGGCCCGGCTTTTTGTGCGCGGCCCGGAAGGGTTTGGTGCGTTCGGGTGGGCGGTTGGCGTGTTCTAGGCCGCCAGCCCTAACCCAGTCCGAACGCATTCTTCCTCATAACAACCAGTAAGGAGATTGACATGTCGACATCCGTCGAACAGTCGTTCGTTAAACACTTCCAAGCCGAAGTCCATATGCAGTATCAAAATATGGGCTCGAAATTACGTAACACCGTGCGGACCAAGGATAAAATCCAAGGCTCTTCGACCACGTTTCAAAAAGTGGGCAAGGGCACGGCCAGCACCAAGGCCCGTCACGGTAAAGTTCCGGTGATGAACGTTGACCACACACCTGTTGAAGTCAGCTTGTATGACTACTACGCGGGCGATTGGGTTGATCAGCTTGACGAACTGAAAAACAATAGCAACGAACAAGACATCGTGGCGCGTGCCGGTGCGTATGCATTGGGTCGTAAAACCGATGAATTGGTGATTACCGAACTCGATAAATCCACCAACTATGCAGGGACCGGAGTCGATGGTTTGACCAAGGCGAAGGTTCTGTCTGCCTTTGAATTGTTAGGCGAAGCCGATGTTCCTGATGATGGGGAACGCTATGCCATTATCGGCTGGAAACAGTGGTCGGATCTGTTGAGCATTCCTGAATTTGCCAATGCAGATTACATCGGTAAAGACGAATTGCCGTGGAAAGGTACCCAAGCCAAACGTTGGTTGGGCGCTCTGTGGATGCCGCATTCGGGTCTGACAAAGGATGCCTCAAACATCCGCCATTGTTATTGGTATCACAAAACCGCCATCGGTCACGCGATCGGTTCGGAAGTGAAAACCGATGTCAGTTGGCACGGTGATCGGGCCGCGCATTTCGTCAACAATTCCATGAGTCAGGGTGCAGGCATGATCGACGCTTCCGGTGTCATTTCGCTGCGCTGCCTCGAAGTTTAAAAGGAGGTCATTAAATGGCTTATGTATCGAAAGACTTGAGCGTTCTCGCTTATGCCAACGGCTTTACGTTGTGGCATTACACCACCTTGGATCTGGCGGCTGTCGTCGACACCACCGGATATTTCAATGACGCATCAGACATGTTGCGGGTTGGTGACATTGTTGTCGCCAATGTGGATACCGCTGGTGCGCCGGGCGGGGGTATGTTCCTCGTCAATGCGAATGCTGCTGGCATTGTTGACGTTGCCGATATGACACAGGTTGGTGCGACCGATCTGCGTTAACTCACGATGAGATAAGGAATAAGGGGGCGGACTGTGTTCGCCTCCTTATTCTTATCCATTGAAATTACGGCATTAAAATAGGTTAACTAAAAATAGTTAATCAAAATAATAAATTTACAAATTTAAGTTAACGCATTGGTCCGTTGTGGACCAAACCTGTCAATTCATGACCAAAAGGAGACTATCCATGGCCTTAAGTTCCATTGCCCTGTGTTCGCGCGCCCTTCTGAAAACGGGCTGCCGATCCATCACCTCGTTTGATGAAGGCACGGCCGAAGCCGAAGTGGCTGGCAACCTTTATGAAACGACCCGAGATGCTTTGTTGTCGGCTCATCCATGGAGTTTCGCTACGGCTCAAGAAACTCTGCCGCGTCTAGAGGCCAAACCAATTGCCGACTTTACTTATGCTTTTCAATTGCCAGCAGGATTTCTGCGAGTCATTTCCGCTGGGGCCGGGCGGGGCAGTGGCCTTGCGTACCGGATTCAAGAACGTCGTTTGCACACGCATTCTTCAGACGCGGTGCTGACCTATATCTTCCGCCCCGAAGAAAGCGAATTTCCACCGTTTTTTGATCAAATATTGATCGCCCGTTTGGCCGCAGAATTTTGTATTCCGTTGACGGATAGCACCAGTCGCTCCGACACATTACGCAAACTTGCGGATAAAGAATTCAGGCAAGCACGGATCATTGATTCGCAACAAGACACACCGTCTGGTTTTGAAGACTTTAATTTAATTGGAGCTCGAAACTGATGGCACGCATTTACGCATTTAAAACCAGTTTCACGGCAGGTGAAGTTTCCGGTGAACTGGCGGGTCGCGGAGATTTGACAGCCTATGACAATGGTGCTGGAAAGCTGCGCAATATTTTTGTCATGCCGACTGGCGGTATTTATCGTCGAGCCGGTCTGCGTTACGTCGACACACTCAATGCCGAAGCGCGCTTGGTATCGTTTGAATTCAATACCGAGCAAGTTTATCTTTTGGTGTTCATGGAAAATTCTGTTGATGTCTATTTAGATGGTGTGAAAACCGCGACCATAGCCTCGACACCTTGGACCTTGGCCCAAACTAAATCTATGAATTGGGTGCAAAGTGCCGATACGTTGTTGGTGGTGCATCCCGACGTTCCGCCGAAAAAAATTACCCGCGATAAAGCAGGCACCTGGTCCATTGCGGACTGGACCTATTTTGAAAAAGACACGGTCATTTACCAGCCGTACCATAAGTTTGGCGACGATGCGGTGACCTTGGCAGCCTCGGCCACGGTGGGAACCATTACATTGACCGCGTCGGCGGATTTGTTTGATGCTTTGGACCATGTTGGCACACGCTTTCGCTTGCAAAAAAAGGAAGTCGAAATTACCGCCGTTGCCAGCACAACGTCTGCGACCGCAGTCGTCAAACAAACCTTGGTGGCGACGGGGGCGACCAAAGATTTTGAAGAACAATCTTTTTCTGCCGCCCGGGGTTGGCCTGGATCCGTGTGCTATCACCAAGACCGCATGGTCATCGGCGGGTCCCGGGATTTGCCCAATCGGTTATGGATGAGCAAGTCATCGGATCTGTTTAATTTTGATTTGGGGACGGGTTTGGACGATGAAGCCATTGAATTTGCCATTCTATCGGATCAAGTGAATGCTATTCGGGCGGTATTTTCCGGGCGCCATTTGCAAATATTTACCTCGGGTGCAGAATGGATGGTGACAGGTGATCCCCTGACCCCTGGCAATATCCAGCTCAAACGGCAAACTCGAATTGGCTCGCCACTTGACCGCACGGTCAGACCAGTTGATGTCGATGGCGCAACGGTCTTTGTATCGCGCATCGGCGATGAGTTACGCGAGTTTCTCTATACCGATGTTGAACAAGCTTACCGGGCAGGTGATTTAGCAATGCTCAGTCGCCATATGGTGAACGCCCCGCAAGATCAAGATTACGATAAAATCAGACGACATCTGCACATCGTTATGAATGACGGGAATTTGTCATCTTTAACATTGTTTCGTCATGAAAAAGTGTCCGCGTGGTCACAACAATCAACGGCCGGAAACTTTAAGTCCGTCGCTGTGGTGGGCGATGATGTGTATATCCTCGTCGAACGCAACGGCACGTTTATGGTCGAAGTTTTTGACGATACCTACCATGTTGATTCCGGTCTTAAGGGCACCAGCCTGACCGCCAAAACAATCTGGTCAGGATTGGACCATTTGGAAGGCCAAACGGTGAAGGTCGTGGCCGATGGAGCACCGATTGTCGACCTTGTCGTCACGGCGGGTGCCATCACCTTAGCGGAACCCGCCAGCGAAGTTGAAATTGGTCTAGGCTTTGCCCACATTGTTGAGCCTTTGCCGCATACGATCTCAAACCCCAACGGCGGCACCCAAGGTGGGCGCATACGGCCTGTAGCCTTTACGTTTCGCATCAGAGATACATCATCGCTGCGCATTGATACCGGGCACGGTCTTCAAGACGTGCCTTTCAAACGGTTTGGTGCGGCTGCATTTGATCAGCCTGTTACGCCATTTACCGGAGATAAAAAAGTACTCGCCTTTGGTTGGCGGGCTGGCAGCGTTGAGCCTTTGTGGCGGATCGAACAAGACACACCGAGCGCGTTCACGTTGTTGGCCGTGACCAGCGAGGTCAGCTTGAACGGCTAAACGAAAACATAATTGTAAACACAATCGAAAAGGAACAAAAAAATGTCGGGTATAGAGCCAGCGGTGATTTCAGCGATTGTCACCACAGCCGCAACCGTGAAGACCGCGCAAGATCAAAAAAAAGCTGCATCAATTGCTAACCAGCAGCAGAATTTAAAAATTCGTCAGCAAAAAATAAAGGATGCAGCCGAAGAACGCAAACGTCAGGACCTGTTAAAACAGCAATCAGCCACGCAACGCGCGCGATTTGCAGGTCTTGGTATTGGGTCTGGTGGAGGGTCTTCGGATGCCGTGTTGGAAGGTCTGCGCAAAAGATCCGAAGCCGATGCTCAGGACCGAGCAACGCTCAAAGGGCTTGCCAAAGCGGAACAAGGTTTAAGCAACAACGCAAACCTTTTATCGCAAAAGAACGCCGCTTTCAAAGGCAATATAGATTTGCTGATCGGCAAGAAATAATCCGCTGAATTTTTAAATTTAGACAGTCAAATGACGCCGACTCGCACATCGTTGCGGGTCGGCTTTTTTATGTAAGGAACCCAACATGCCCACGCACATTCAGATCGGCGATATCACGCCGCGCCTTCAATATACCGCAGATGGGGCGCAAACCGCCTTTACCTATCCCTTTCCGATTTTTAAAGATGCTGACATAGAGGTCTTTTTCAATGATCAAAAGCAAACCACCGGTTACACAGTTGCTGGGGCTGGCAATAGTTCTGGTGGCAACATTACATTCGCTGTGGCACCCGTTGCATCCGTCATTGTAACCCTGGCTCGCCGCATAAGTCTGCAACGCACCAGTGACTTTCAAGAATCCGGAACACTTCCTTCAAGAATTCTGAACGATGAAATGGACTATTTGACCGCGTCCTTGCAACAGGTGGCGAGCGCCCAAAATCGGTCTGCCCAATTGGCTGTGACAGATGCTTCAAACGCAAATGTTACGTTGCCGAGCCCTGAAGCCAATCGTGTTTTGGCCTGGAATGGGGCTGCGAATGCGTTCGTAAATGGACCCACCAGCGATGAAGTCACCAGCGCCCAACTTCATGCGAGCAACGCCCTTGCATCTCAGTCAGCAGCAGCAACATCAGCCAGCTCGGCATCGGGCAGTGCCACGTCGGCGGCCAGTTCGGCGGCGTCGGCACAAACGGCCGCCGCAAGTAATTTGTATGCGTCTAATGTCAGCAAGGCTGCAAACTTTGTCGTCCTGCCCACCGATGATGGAAAGCAATTTCTTATTGATACCACCGCTGGAAATGTGACGGTGACTCTTCCCGATGGATCAACGGCAACGGATGGTTTTCGTATTGCGTTGGGAAAAACCAGCGCCGATAACAATGCGGTGATCGTGAACCGGACCGGGACCGACACCATCAATGGCGGCACCTCGTGGCAATTTTCTGTGCCGCACGGTCAATCGGTGATCGCCTTAGATACCACCCCGGCACCGGACGTGTGGTTTGCCGCCGGCGTTGGATTGGTGGCCCCGATTGGGGTGGCTGAAATTCAAGATAACGCAAAGCCATACGATATTGCCTTTATCGCTGGGTTTGGCAACTTGATGGTTGCTGAAAATGTATCCGTGCAGACCTATGGCGAATTGGTGGTGCCGCGTTCAATCACCGTAGTCGGAGAAGTTGGATACTTAGATGTACCAGCAGCAGGCCAGGCGGTTGTTTTGGACATCGAAAAAAATGGCATTAGCATCTACACCAACAAGCCCCAATTTGCCGCCACGGCCAATGCCTTAAGCATCGGCACGCTCGCAACCACGGCCTTCGTCGCCGGAGATCGCCTGACCTTTAAAGTCACGCAAACAGGAACCACCACGGTCGGACAAGGCGCACGGTTCACTTTGAAAAGCATTCTCGCTTAATTAACTCACACAGAAGGAGGCTCGCATGAGCATGCTCTTAGCCCCAAATCAATTGCGCCAAATGATGGCCCTGTACAACATCGGCGCGGCTGCGCTGTTTCCAGGAACTGTGGCAGACTATTTATCTTGGACCCCTGCTGCTGATGGCGGGGATACGTGGACTCTTTCTGCCTGGGTACTGAAGGATGAAGTCGCCGGAAATTTTCCGCATATCCTTGGTGTTGGGCCTGGAAACGCGCTTCTACAATATTATAATGATGATCGTATTCGTGCTTTCGATTTAACAACCAGCGTGTATACGACGGCTAAATACAGAGATACAACAGCCTTCCATCACGTCTGCTTATCCTGCAATGCGGGTGTCGTTACACTGGAAATTAACGGTGTCGATACGGGTTTAGGCACGACAGCCTTCACTGTGGTTAACTCTGCAATCTTACACAAGATCGGTATGAACGGAAATTCAAACATATACTTCTTCAAAGGGTATATGGCAGAAATTCGTTGGATTTCAGATCAGGCGCTGGCGGCTTCAAACTTTATTGAAACGGATACAACAACAGGTAAGCCTGTAGCAAAAAAATTCGCCGGGACTTACGGGACATACGGATTTTATCTTGATGATCCTGCAACGGGTGTCGATGCAAGTGGTAACGGGAATAACGTAACTGTTAATGGAACGGGTATAACCAGCGTTACGTCAACACCAACAGACAATTCCGCAACGGCAAACCCTCTCGTTCCTACGTCTTACCATACATTCTCAAACGGCAATAAGACCGTTACAGGCTCAAGTGCCATCGACGATAGCAACACGCCCTTGACGCTCAATATCCCAAAAACAGGCAAATATCAGATAGGCCTTAAAGTTGGTGCTGTTGCCGGGGTGCATTACCCGATGATTGGTATGATTGCGGCCTCGGATGTGACTGCCGTTGCGCCCCCATTGAACGGAACAACAGGCTCACCAAACCAAGTCACGGCCAGCGGACTTGGTGCTGCTATCGGAGCCTCTGGACGTGTTGTGTCTCAAGGCCTTGTTTTAGGGACATATACGGCTTATCTAGCCACAGACGTGATTGATGTTTACGTAGACGCCGACAATGGGGCTTTATACTTTGGTCGCAACGGCACACCACAAAACTTATGCGATCCTGAAAGTGGTGCGTCTAAAACAAACGCCTTTGAAACGTGGACAGGTGGCATCCAAGAGATGTCGATTGTTGTCAAATGTTACATCGGTGCAGCGGGAACTCTTGAAATATCCGCAGCGGATATGACCACGGTATTATCCGCAAGTTACACAACATTAACAACAAACAACCTGCCGCCCCAAACTGCGACAGCGAAAGACCTTAGTAACCACTTTAAGACGGTGCTTTACAACGCCACGGCTGTGAATGGGAATGCTGTTACAGGTGTTGGTTTTCAACCAGATGCTGTGATGATTAAAAACCGTGATGCTCTGTCACGCCATGCTTGGTATGACAGCAATCGTGGTGTAACCAACTGGTTAGACACATCTTCTACAGACATCGAAGTTGCTAGAGCCGACACATTGGTTTCTTTTGATGCAGATGGCTTCACTGTTGATGCAGACGTAGGTGGTTGGGGCGTAAACACAGCTGCAGGGAATTCGCATGTTGCTCATTGTTTCTCGCTACCCAACACAGTAACGAATGGTTGGTCTGGTTCTCCAACCATCACGCCAAGCAAAGAAATCTACAACGCTGATTTAGGTATGAGCATTGTGACGTTTACGGGCAATGGAACGGCAGGGGCCACGATCCCTCATTCGTTGGGCGTTAAACCTGGGCTTGTTGTTATAAAAGAGCGTGATGCTATTGGCCCATGGACGACTTACCATTCAAGTTTAGGGGCCACTAAAGCCGTTTACTTAAACACATCTGCAGCAGCAGGTACGAACATTGTATTTTGGAACAACACAGAACCGACAAACGCGCTTGTGTCGCTCGGCGTCACCACTGACCTTAATGGGTTAGGTGGTGCTTATGTGGCCTACATCTTTGCCGAAAGCGATTTCATAAAAATTGGATCTTACGTGGGTAACGGTTCAATAGATGGACCTTATATAAACAACGGAACAAGCCCAGTTTGGTCTCTGACAAAATTAGGTAGTGGCATAAACTCATGGCATGTCCACGATGGTGTTAGACCGGGTTATAATGGTGCATCGTACGATTTATACCCCGACCTGAGTAACGCTGAAGCCGCCCCAGGATCCATCGAAGACTTTACGTCTATGGGTTTTAAGATCCGCAACATAACGGGGGCGTATAATACCTCTGGCGGGACACTTCTTTACATGACCATAGGTCAACCTATCCAGCGTTAACTCTACCCATCAAGGAGAACTCTTATGCCGTTTCGTCACGCGTGAGGGGGTGCGAAAGCATGGAAGAAACCCAAGCCCCTCTACCGACTTTCGCTGAATTTGTTGCAACCTGGAACAAGGATCAAAACCAAACCACGCCGACCCATCACAAGAAAATTTCAGCCTGGTTGGAAGGCAGTTGGAAAAAGAACAAACGGGAATTGTTGCTGATGGCCTTTCGCAATTCCGGCAAGTCCACATTGGTCGGACTTTTTTGTGCCTGGTTGTTGGTGTGCGAGTCGAACCTTCGCATCATGGTCTTGGCGGCTGATTTGTCATTGGCGCGAAAAATGACGCGGAACGTCAAACGTATCATCGAACGCCATCCGGCTTGTGCAGGTATGAAACCGAAAAGTCGAGACCAATGGGCATCGGATCAGTTCACCATTAACCGCGAGAGTGAATTGCGCGATCCATCCATGTTGGCCAAAGGCATTGTTGCCAATATTACCGGGTCGCGGGCGGACATTGTGATTTGCGATGACGTCGAAGTTCCAAACACGTCGGACAGCCAACAAAAACGTGAAGACCTGCGCGATCGCTTGGACGAAATTGATTACGTTTTGGTGCCGGGCGGGTTGCAGCTTTATGTCGGCACACCGCACACCTTCCACACCATTTATGGCAAGATCCCCCGGCGTGACATGGGTGAAGAAGCCCCCTACTTGTTTGGCTTTAAGCGCTTGGAAATTCCCATCTATGACAAACGGGGTGGCTCTGTGTGGCCGACACGTTTTCCCGTCAAGAAAATTGAATCCATTCGCAGACGCACAGGTCCCAATAAATTTAGATCACAAATGTTATTGGAACCTGTGGACATCGCAGATGGCAGGCTTGATCCGGATGTTATGAAAACATACACCGGAGACATTCAATATTGTGAAATGAACGGTCAGGCCATCTTAAGCCTTGAGGGCCACCGCTTGGCCTCGGCCACATGTTGGTGGGATCCTAGCTTTGGGGCTCCTGAACGTGGTGACAGTTCCGTCATTGCCAGTGTCTTTACCTCGGAAGATGGAACGTACTGGCTGCACCGGGTCAGTTATTTGACATTTGATCCAGCGCAAGTGAGCGAAGTTTCTGAGGCTCAGCAGCTGTGCCGTCAAGCCGCCATCTTCGCCCGCGATTTACACCTACCTTCGTTAAGCGTCGAAACAAACGGCCTGGGTAAATTCTTGCCCAGCCTATTGCGCCGGGAAATGGAAGACCTAAGCATTGCTTGCGCGGTGGTGGAAAAATATTCATCTACGGCGAAGGATAAACGCATTTTAGAAGCCTTCGATGCCCCATTGGCGGCGGGTCGGATTTGGGTTCACGACAGCGTTCACACCACACCGTTCATCACCGAAATGCGTGAATGGCGTCCCAACTCGAAGGCGCCGGACGATGGCTTGGATGCGGTGGCGGGGTGCTTGCTATCCGAACCCGTGCGGTTGTCGCGAAACCCCAACGCGCAAACCCTTGGCAAACGCCCCAACTGGATCGGTGGCGGTGGCACACCGTTTCGCGCTAAGACCAGCTTTGATCTTTAAGCCAACTCGAAAAACTTAACCCAATCACAGCCTCCGCATTTGCGGGGGCTTTTTTTTATTTCATACTCAAATGAAGGAGACTGATATGCAAACCGCATCGGGCCTGGATCTCAATTGGTGGATCACGGCTGTAGAATTACCGGCACTCGCGGGCCTGTTTTGGATTGGTTGGCGCAATCGTTGTGCCGCCGAAGATGGCATCGATGATGTGCGCCATGCCGCAGATGTAGGTCTGGCCCATCTGCGCCAACGTTTAGATGCCTACAAACTTGAGGTGGCGAAAAGTTACGTTTCTATCTCCTATCTCAAAGACGTTGAAGAGCGCCTGACCGGCCATCTGATTCGCATTGAAGATAAGCTTGATGACAACCGTCATGGGCGTGCAGGAGGTGGCCAATGAACACCTCAGAAAACCAAAATGATATGACACTGGAAGCTGTTCGAAACCAGGAAGTCGACGTGCTGGCGCGGACGCTTTACGGCGAGGCCCGTGGCGAAAGTTTAAGCGGCAAAGAAGCCGTGGCATGCGTCATCATGAACCGTGTTGGACGGGCCAAAGAGCGGGGCCGATATTGGTGGGGCGACAGTGTGATATCTGTCTGTCAAAGGCCATGGCAATTTTCATGTTGGAATGAAAACGATCCCAACCGGGAAAAAATTCTCGCCATGGAAAGCGGGCACCGCGTGTTTGATACCTGTGTGCGTATTGCCAGACGTGCCCTTTCGGGATGTTTGGAAGATGCCACGAAGGGGGCCACCCATTACCACACCTTACACGTCAATCCCCCGTGGTCGCGGGGCCGTCCGGCTTGTGTCGAAATTGGCCGTCATTTGTTTTACAACGATATAGAATAGGGAATGCAGGTCATGTTACCTCTGCTGATCGGTCCGTTAATATCGGGCGTCTTGGGTGTCATCGACAAAGCCGTCGAAGACAAAGACCAGGCGAATGTCATCAAGGCCAAAATTAACGAAATGGCCGTCCTGGGTGAAATGAAGGGGTTGGAATCGGCGGCTAAAATCATCGTCGCCGAAGCCCAAGGCGACAGTTGGTTACAACGCAACTGGCGGCCTTTGTTGATGGTGACGTTCGGTGTCATCATCGCCAACAATTATTTGATCGTGCCCATCTTCAACACCCCGCCGGCCGACATTCCGCCGGACATGTGGGATTTATTGAAGTTGGGTGTGGGTGGTTATGTGGTCGGGCGTTCCGCTGAAAAAAGCGTGAAGGCCTGGAAACAATAA